CGAGGTCTAGGTTAACAACATTAACCTTACCATAGTAGTCAGCACTGTTACCAAGCGATGTGTTGACATTTGTGAACACTGCCTTACCATAACGAGTCATCAAGCTGACGACTGGCTGGAATGTGACAGGGTTAACAACAACGCCAGAGCTCATCAATGGAACATATGGGCAGTAGAAGTAGCCTGTGTCAGTCTCACCGTTTCCACCCTTATAACCAACAAGGATAGTATCGTTAGCCTGATCGCCACCACCAAGGTTAGAGGTTGTGTACAGAGGTGCACCCGTTGTGCCAGCCTGGTTCCACAAGTAGCTATAAACCTTGATTGTGCCGTTTAGCGTACCAACCATCATTGTGTTGTTAGGACCCTTGAATGAACCCTCAACAGCTGGTGCAAAGACGGACTTTGCAGCGGACTGAAGAACGGAAACAACCAATGGGGAAACAACGATGAAGTTGCCTGCACCACGACGTGTCTTACGTGCGATTTCGTTTGCTACGCGGTTGATAATAACACCGAGGTTAGCAAGACGGTCACCGACGAATGCTGGGGTGTAGTTACCACCAGTACCATATGCACCTGCACCTGCGCCATCAAATGTCTCAACTGTACCAGCAAGAGCAAGAAGGTCAGAAAGAATTTCCTGATCGATTTCCTGAACGATTTCAGCAGATAGAGCCTGTGTCATCTCTGACTCTAGGTCTAGACCGTGCTGTGCGTTAAGGTCCTGCATTGCCTCGATTGTCCAACCAGCCTGCAACTTACGTGAACCAGCTTCAACAGCCTGGCTAACGATGTCTAGGGTTAGCTTACGACCACCGGAACCTTCTAGGAAGCTACCAGAACCACCGTAGAGTGAACCACCAACTGCACCAAACGATGCAGGTGTCTGTGGGAAACCTACGCCACCGCCGTAGCCTGTGGTATCATATGCTGGTAGGCTTGAAGGAAATGCCTGCATAGATGCTGGGCCACCTGCTGGGATCTGGCCAGGAACGACGTCACCGTTGCTATCTACATAGCTTAGGCCACTTGAACCGGCTGGCTGATCTACGCCTGTGTTACCAGAGTACCAACCACGAAGACCGCCGCTGTTCTGCCATGGGTTGCCCCAGATTTCCTGACCGTCGGCGATAGGTGTTGGTAGACCGAATGGGTTCTGACCAGCAGCAGCACCAACGCCCTCAGCATAGCGATAACGTAGTGTGTAAACTAGGCCAACTGGACCGGACATTGGCTGAACGCCAACAAGTTCGGTAGCAATTGTGCCTGGGATGATACGACGAATCATTGGGATCAGAATCTTTCTGAAGCCTGCGATGTCGTGTGCTTGTGTTGAACCTGCAGATGCGGACTCGGCAAGAAGGTAGTTCTTCTGGTTCTCAAGAATTGGGCCAACAACGGCCTGCTTCTGAGCAGATAGACCTTCGAGGAGGGCAGCCTTGGTTTCACTCCAATTGTTAATTAGTTCTTCCATGGTTTTCTCCTTAGATAATTGTAAAGTTACTTGATTCCTGCGAGACGACGTAGATGGTCAAGCTTGCTTGATGCTTCACCCTTTGATGCCTTCTCACTTTCTGTCAATGTTTCTGCGTTATCACCTGTCTTGGTGATAGTAGCCTTAACCTGCTCGCTCTTACCTTCAGCAAGTACTTTACCTTCCTTCTCTGAACCGGTTGTATCGGCAGCTTCACGGATCACACGACCAATAAAGGTCTTATATGCTTCCTCAAGATGATCCGTGTCAACATTCTTGAGAATAGCTTCCATAACGTCACGTGAACGACCGGACAGTGGTGAAAGAACTTCAACAAGCTTTCTATCACGAACCATCTGTGAACGTACACGCTCAGATTCCTCTAGAGCCTCTTCAGTGTCACGAAGACGCTGCTCAAGCTCAGAAACGGACTTCTGAATGCCGTTACTATCAACATAATTTTTCATAAACTCGTGCTGGAATGCCTCGAATACACGACGACCAAAATCCTTCTGGCGTACGTTCTCTAGATCCTCTCTCAGCTCTTCAATCTCAGCCGAAAGACGAATCTCAAGGAATGTATCTAGCTTCTCAACCAGCTCCTTAAGATCATTCTTAAGTTCTTTTGTCATTTCCTTCTTTGCTTCAACGAGCTTGCCAGCATATTCTGCTTCAAGATCACGAAAACGTTCAATGTCACTCTTTAGCTCAGAAATCTCTGAGTCAAGAAAATCACCTACCTTGTTATCAATTGCCTCAATAAGGGTTTCCTTCTCATTGATCCACTGCTCGGTTAGTTCAGCACGAACATCTGCTGCTGCTTCTTCCTTAGCAGCTGCAATTGCTTCATTCAACTGTTTTTGGAAAGCAACTTCGAGTTCTTTCTTTGTATCAGCTGAAAGAACCTCTGCCTCCAGAAGTTTTTGCAACAGCTTTTCCATATTTTTCTCCTAACTGTTTAGATTTAAAGTAAAATTAGTG